TGACATAGCCATTGATACCATCCACTAAGACAACACACGCTCCGTTATCTTTAAGATAAACTTGAGTGGGAGCGTCAGCTATGCTGCCAATTTGAATTTTTGTACCGTCATTGGCTAAATAGAAAACGCTAGGTCCGACTACAAAATATGCAGTATCGATACTAGTTCTATAACTTCCTCTGACTTTAGCATTTACGTTTGAGTTTACAAATAATTCAGAGCCAGGAGTTTGATAGTAAGTGATAGGAACAGGCGCCTGAGGATCAACATTCGCGTTTATTTCTGCGTATAAATTAACGCATTCTTGTCCACTGGCAATAACGCTTTGACCAGCGTATGAGGCTGACAGTAAAGGTAAGCGAGACATTTAAATTTAGCCAATAATCGCCCAAGCCATGTTGAATGGCGCTGATGGTGAAAATACTTGTCGCAGCCTAACGCCCGTAGTTGTCGAGATATCAGAGCTGCCGTCTAAGAATGTTGCCGCCATTCCTCCACCAGTGGTTGGAAAAATTGTAATAGAACCACCGTCTGCTAAAATCTCGACAGTCTTAAGCATGCTGGTTTCTGAAAGAGGTATCTGTAAGCAAAAATTAGAAGCGTCCACTCTGCGACAGACGAATATCGTCTCATAACCTTCTGGCAGAATTTGAGCAGACCCCGCTAGCACATTGCTGGAACAGTCAATCTGTTTCAGAATTACAGCAGCATTGTCCAATTCTGAAACGTGAGGCCGAGCAAGAGTATCGACATACACTGCTTTCATATCAGTTTTCTCCTTTTATTTATTGATTTTCATATTGGCATTTTTTAAAATTCTACAGCATTGCACGCAGCGGCGTTAATGTTCGCCGTGCCACCACCGCCACCAGATTGTAACTGAGATAAATCAAACCAATACTGAGTGCCAACTGATAGACCTGTGACTTGTCCAGACAGTGAAAACGCCATTGGTTGTTGAGCTACTGCTGATTGAATAGCCACACTCAGGCTGCTTGGAGATGTGCCAGACGCAGCAGCACCGTTAGCAGGAGCAGCACCAGAACCATAAACCAATTGCATTGTGATGAGATTATTTATCACGGTATTGGAAGCACGCCCTTCGATCACAAAACGAATTCGTCCTGTCAACCCTGGAGTTATTTTGCAAGTAGCTCCCATGCCTGCCATCACAGCAGTGGCAGATGTAGTTCCAGTAGGTGTCAAAGGTGAGCTAGACTGAAAGCTCGCAAGGCTAGTGTGAAGTGACGCGATGCTGATGCCCTGAATTGCAGTGGATGAAGTCCATTGTGCAATTTGATTAGCAGTAGGTGTTCCTGAATTGGTGACATTGCCACCTCCAGCAGGAGTAGCCCAAGTATTATCGCCGCGAAGGAATGTTGACGATGAAGGAGTGCCAGTGGCGGATAAGCCAGTTGAAGGAACTAAACCAGTAGCGTTAGTGAGAGTGAGACTAGAAGGAGTACCGCCAGCGCCACCATTGACTACAAAACTGCCAGCAGTTCCTACATTCACACCTAGCGCTGTGAGCACTCCCGTTCCAGCGCCAGTAACGCCAGTGGATAGCGGTAAGCCAGTGGCGTTAGTTAGTGTGCCAGATGAAGGCGTTCCTAATGCTCCACCATTCACTAGAACGCTACCAGCAGTACCAACATTCACTCCCAGTGCCGTTATGACTCCTGTACCTGCTCCAGTTAATCCAGTGGAAATAGGCAAACCAGTTCCGCTAGTCAATGTAATGCTAGAAGGGGTTCCTGCTGCTCCACCATTAGTTATAAATGATCCAGCAGAGCCAACATTGATAGCCAGGGCTGTTGCCACACCTGTGCCAAGTCCAGTCACACTAGCTATAGCAGGAGTGCAAGTAGTTTGAGAAGCAGCAGTGATTAAACCCTTTGCGTTAGTAGTAAAAGCAGTGCATTGAGTAGCGTTACCAAAGCTGCCCACATTAGCATTGACAGTAGCCAATGTCATAGCACCAGTGGAGGTATTAACAGTAGCGTCACCGTTTAAAGTAAAGCCTCCTAATGCTCCAGCGTTATTATACTGAATTTGTCCGCTAGAGCCTCCAACAGTTGCTGTAGCAGAAATAGTATTCAGTGAGCAGCTTATGCCTGCGCCGCACAAAATAGCAGGACCGGTCATAGCGCCGATAGAGCGCAAAGGAGTGTATCCTAGCGCACCAGTGACATCACTGGATTGAATTTGCCTAGAGCTTTGTGCAAAAGCATTCGAAGCTGTCAGCAGCAAAATTAAAATGTAAGCCAAAACTCTCATTTTACTGCTGGTCCGCATTGAAATGCCCTGTCCTGCATATGAAGCGCTGACGAGTGGAAGCCTGCTCATTTATATTTTCCAGCCAATGTTTCTTAAAAATTATCAGCATTGAAAATATAAAATCCATAATTGCCACCAAATTGTAAGGCAGGAGGCATGCGAAGCTTAGGAATTTGCGCGTTAGCTTTCTTGATAGTATTCAAAGCAACTGCTGCCAATGCTCCTTGAACCGGATTAGGAGGCAACTGATACATGCTGGTCAAACGCACACATAAATTATAATGAATAGCTTCCTCATACTCAGGAGGCATGTTAAATTCAGCGTCTAAATCGTCAGTGACTTCTGTAACAGTCCAAATAAAACCTGCTCCAGTTCCGCCAAGATTGGTATTTGAGATGGTTAAAGTGTCACCAATCTTATAGCCGTCACCAGGATCAAAAATATCAACAGCCGTAACCACTCCTCCAGCAACAGTAACGTTAACTGCGCCACCACCGCCAGAACCAGAAATATTAGCGAACGGAACGGCTAGATAGCTGCCATCCACATAGCCAGTGCCAGGATTGGCAATCTGTCCAGCTTCTAATTCAACGGTGAAGCCGATTGGACCTTTACAAATCAAATGGATTTCATAGGCTGATGTGGGCACAGGCCAAATAAAAACGTTGCCGTAAGGAAAAGCAGCATCATAAAAATAATACTGAGGCCAAGCCTGCAAATCCTTAAGAGCAATGCGCGAATAATCCTCATAGCTCCAGATAGGAATTAACGGATAGCTAACCTGACTGCTACCTCCTCCACCATTCAACTGCTTAAAATAAGCAGCTTGAATTTTATCCGGTCTAGCTGCGTTGTAATATTGACTTGGACCAATCAGATTAGATTTAGAACCATTTCCAATAGCAGAAACGTCATACAGGTTAGGAACTAACCAGCGGCGCTTCTGCCATTGCGCAAGCATCCTGTTCAGCAGCGTGAAACCATCATTAATGTCCTCAGCGTTGAGCGATTGGCCTAAGCCAAGCACTCCAGCCTCTTTCATTGCTAATGTGATGAAGTCTCGCGCTGTAGCCATTTAGTTAAGAGCCCCAACCACTAGCAGCAGGCTTGGCAGCCTCAGCGGGAGCCTTAGCGGTCTCACGGCGAGCAGCCTTTTCCTCATCTTCGTTGTTCACAATCACGTTACCTACCCACATAGGGTATTTGGTATGACCGTACTCATTGAGGATATTCGGGTCTTTGCCGTAGCCAGGATGGGGATTGGAAACATCCCACTTCTGAAAGCTGACAGGACGGCTATCGCCAGTGCGATTAACGAAGTCTACTTCTAAATCCTTAGGCTCAGGAAAGGAGGTAAGAGACATTATGAATTTTCCCTAGTTTTTTAATTTTAGGTGTTGACAGAAGTTTAGAACCGTATATATTCAATTGTATCAGCAAACGGAGAGAGCGAAATGTTTACAAAAGCTATGGTTTTAATAGGTCAAGGAACAGATAAAGTTTTTATAACCACTGATAAACCTAGCGCAATTTCTGGATATTTGGAACCTTTGACATTGACTTTTGAAGCTACTAAAGGAACCGGAGAAGATTACGTTAGAAAGAATTTTGGTCTAAATCCAGAAATAGTAGACAGAGGAGGAAAACTTCAACCTCGTAACAGCTAAAATCATTAGAAAAAAGGGGCTGGCTCATCACCAGCCCCTTAACTTATTAAACCTTATCCGCAATAACGCAGAGCCATTCCGGACGGATATACTTGAAGCCAAAGAGCACATCCAGACGGGTGGCGAGCTGGTCAGTCATCGGAAGGTAATCAGTCAGCATACGCATGCTGACACCATCATAAGACGTGCGAGCCGCTTCCTCAACCGCCTTCTTCGGCATGACAAGGTCAGCAGAAGCCATCGTAACGGCCTTCTGAGTATAAGCCAGCGACTTGCGATAGACCGAACCAGCAGGTGTAACCAGGGTCATCGCTGCGCCGTTGAGCGGCGAAGCGTCAACCGTCTGGTACTGCTGCTCAGGACCACCAGCAACGCCAGTGGACGAAGCAATCAGGCCCGGATAGATCGGGATCGAAGTTGCACCGTTGGCAACGTCAGCAGTAACAACGAACTGACGAAGCGTGCCAAGGCTATCCTTGGTGACGCGATTCACAGCATTCACACCAGCGAAGGTGACGATGTCACCCTTCTTAAGCGTGCCAGTGATCGCGTTAACAGTGATGTTGCCGCCAGAGGTAGAAGTAGACTGGTTGCCACCGTTAACAGTACCGCCAGCAGAGAACGTGCCAGTGGTATGCTTAATGACAGTCTGATCACGGAAGAAGCGATCATAACCAAGGCCAGACTTCATCATGCCGCTACGGAACTGAGCGGAGACTTCCTGAGACGGATTGAGCAAGCCAGCGAGCGAGCTGACAGTGCGCGCATCCGAAGTCGGGTCTTGAACGCAGCGGCGATCCAGCATGGAAGCGCCCTGATCATCCAGCACCGCATTGGCACCAGTGAACTGGTCCATAGTCGGAGAAATGATGTTACCAGCACCATCAGTATTTGCGACTAAGTTACAAACACCACCTTCAGAACCGCGCATAATGGTTGAAGCAACCTTACCGCAGAGAGCGTTAACCATCGGAGCCATGACCAGTTCCGAGTAGCGATCAATGCTCATCGTGCGCTCAGCAGTGGTGTACGGAGTGGCGACGTTCTTCTGAGACGAAACAGTCAGCGAAGTGAACTGCTGCGTATTGTCCTGAAGCTGCATCGCGGGGCCATCGGTGACAATGAAGTCAGACGGCAGACGAATGCGAAG